GTGCAGGCAAAAGAGGCTTTAGCAAAGGTGCAAGTGAAACAGAGAGAAGATATGGTTAAATCTCAACAAGCAACCGTTGAGGGACAACAGCAGGAATTAAGACAATATTGGGAAGGTGTGGCAGACACTCTAGAAAAATCGAAAGATTTTGCAGGGTTGAGCATCCCAGAGAGAGAAAAGGGTAAATTTTATTCTTATCTTTCTGCTCCTATTAATAAGGATGGCCACACACAACGTGATTTAGATCATAGTAATGCGCAGATGGAGCAAAAATTAGCAATAGATTATTTAATGTACAAAGGATTTAATCTAGAGCAAATTATAAACACCAAAGCAAAAACTAAAGCGACTAAATCCCTGAGAGAAAAGATTTCTAGAAATGAAGAGACTGTAAAAAGCTCTAGAGCTAAAGCTAGAACGAAACGAGTAAATGTCGATTTTGACGATCTTGATCTTAGTAATTTATAGACAATTTATTAAATTGTATTAACCTTAAAAATAATTAAAAAATGAGCGGAACAAACATTAGCGTGCAGAAGAATTACTATAACGATGCACAAATGACAGACATGAACAGTCTGTCTAACGCGCTATTGGCTCGTCCAACAGAATTATCACCGATAATTACTCACTTGGCTGGAAAAGACGATAAGCGTTTTCCATTATCTTTCTTAACAGAAGGTGTAGGAAACACTAAGTCCATTGACAGACTAGAGTATGAATATCGTGTGAAAACTCATACGTTAAAGACGAGACCAATTGCAGCAGCAGGAGCAGCAGTAGGAGCAGGTGCGGCAGGAGCAACATTTACGTTGACCTTTCCAGATAAGCACTTTGTATTTCCTTACGTGTTGATCAACGGAATCGGAGAACAAGTTAGAATCATGAATGAGCCAGTACAAAATGCTGGAAATTATGAGTACACATGTAGACTTGTTAATCCAGATTTAACAGCAACTTTAACTAGTGGAGTAGCAGTGGGGTCTCTTTGGGCTTCTTTGTATGCACCTGTAGGAGTAGATTTCTCTAGAGGAAATGCTTCAAACTGGGAAACTCCAGGGAAAGTTCGTAACAAAATCGGAACTGTAAGAAAGTCTTACCATATGTCTGGTAATGCTAAAGATTTTGTAGCAGAATTCTCTTTACCAACTAAAGGCGGTAAAACTACTAAACTTTGGATGGACTATGAAGAGTACACACACATGTTGGACTTTAAAGAAGAATGTGAAATGTACTACTGGTACGGACAAAAAACTTATGACTCAGCAGGATCAACTCAAATGAAAGACGAAAACGGACAGCCAGTAATTGTAGGTCCAGGTCTTTTAGAGCAAATCATCAACAGAGATACTTATTCTACTTTAACGGAGAATAAAATCAAAAATATTATTGGTGACTTATTCTATGGCATGACTGATGCTGCACAAAAACAAGTAACTCTTTATACTGGTACTGGTGGTGCTAGAGAATTTGATGAGGCTCTTAAAAATCACTTTAGCACAGGCGCAGGTTCGTGGAAAGTTGGTGGAGAGAATCGTTTCATCACTGGATCTGGTAGATCATTAGGTATGAGTGGTTACTTTACTTCATACGAGCACATTGACGGACATACGGTAAACGTGGTAAAATTACCATTATTTGACCATGGTCCAGTTGCACAAGCTCGTGCAAAACACCCTGTTACAGGATATTCACTTGAATCTTATAGAATGGTATTTGTTGATCAGTCAAACTATGATGGACAAAATAACCTTCAAATGATCTCTAAGAAAGGTCGTGAGATGATGAGATGGTGTGTAGCCGGTTCAGTAGTTCCAAGAGGATTTGATTCAAGTTCTTCTAGAGCATCTGACGTGGATGGGGCATCTGTACATATGTTGAAAACAGCAGGTATTATCTTAAGAAGATTTGATACTTCGCTTGACATCACTTGTATAGCTTCGTAGTAGGCATTAATTTGCGTTTTATATATATTGGTTTTTGATTGAGGATGTGGGGGGAAACCCCCACGTCTTTAATTATTAATAATAACGGGGAGTTATTCTTTACACCCACCTAATTTAAACTTTAAAAGAACTAAGATTATGAGTAAAATAGTATTTTTAAGGAGACGAGAGATTTTAAATCACTTACCTAAAGAAGTTAGAGCAGAAGCAATTATGAAGCTTAGTAGTGTTTTTGTGAACAGACAGCCATTAAAAGGCTTCGATCGTGCAGACGAAAGTAAATATTTAGATGGACTGTTGGATGTAAGTCCAGCACATGCAGATTGGCCAAAACATGCAAAATCTTTTTGGACTGATCTCACAATACCAGTAGGATTCACTGGGGTAGAATTGGAAATAGGTATGAATGCAGATGGATCTCCATTACAAATTATGGATTACATCAAATATAGTTTTGCTCTTAAACATCCACAAGTTGGATTAAATAAGGAGGAGATGCAAGCAGACCCTGTTAAGAGATTTTATATCCATGATACTACTAGAGATATTAAACTTAAAAACACTCAAATACAATTGAGGAAAGATGCAGACAGAGAGTTTATTAAAATTGCAGCAGATATTAAATCTATGAGGAGAGTACTTCGTATTTTAGCTAATACAAATCCAGATAGAATGACAGAGGAACAGGTTGAAAATGCTTTATATGAATTTAAAGATTCAAGCCCTGTAAAATTTGTTAAGATTGCTAGAGATAGTAACCTACCTGTAAAAGCTGAAATTGCAGAACTAGTGTCCGCAGGAGTATTAAGAAAAATTGGAAACCAGATAATTTTTATTGATGAGGTAATTGGAGATTCTACAGACGATACAGTAGTATTTTTAAAAGATAAAAAGAATTCAGGACAGTTAACAATAATGAGAGCAAAATTAAAAGAATTAGCCTTATAACATGAATGTACAACAAATGCATTTAGCAATCGAGCAAGGAGTGGATAAAATCAATTCACTCCAAGCCGATTTGCTTTTACCTGAAGAGATAGATTTAGAATTGAATAAAGCTCAATCTAAATTTGTTAATCTCAAATATGGAATAAATAATAAATATCAACTAGGATTTGAAGGAAATCAAAAACGTATAGACGATTTACGTGTATTGGTTTCTGAATATGAAGATATAACTACATATAAAGAGCAACTGTTCAATAATATACATGTAGACTCTTTTAGATTACCTACAGATTATATGTATTTAATTAATCAACTGACTAGGGTTTATACAAATAAATGTGAGCCTATGTCTTGGAGTGTTTCATATCCCAAAGATTATTATTACTTTAGAGTAAGTATGGCTGGTTTTATATCTAACGAAAGTACCGCCATTATTAACGAGCTAGTCATTTATGACGATCCTCAAAATATAACAGCAGGTACTACATATAGTTTATGGACAAATGTAAATGCACATACATATCCAACAGGTGTTCCAGCTGCGCAGGGAGAAATATTAGCATCAGGTAACGCTGGCGCTATTATGAACTGGGAAGCTATTGGGCATTTAAGCTATCCGGATGAAATAATTATTATAATTGATCCACTTCTTTACCCAACATTAGTGGCAGCTTTATCCACAGCAACCGTAATAGGTAAAAATCTAGCAGGTGCACATATCTCTAGTTCACCTTTACGTAAAACAAACGTAGCATTTTCAGAAAAGAGAGTTCCAACTTCTTCTGCATCTTTAAAATTATCTTCACATGCCTCTAAATTTGTGCAGCAAGATGATATATTTGCAATGCTACAAGATCCATTTAATACAACAAAATATACATCTCCGCTCTACACAGTAAGACAAGATGTACTTGATATATACACTAGTGATATATTTATAATAGACAGTGTAAAATTAACATACTTAAGAAACCCTCTCCAAATTTCATTATCTTTGGGGATTAGTTGTGAACTGCCCGACCATTCTCATAGAGAGATTGTGGACATGACCATAAGTAGTATTTTAGAATCGATTGCAGATCCTAGGTACAAATCTTATGAAGCCGAGGCAAATAAAAATGAATAAGTAATAAAAAAAATTTAAAAAAATGAGACAACTTTTAATTGGAGCGGATGTAACATCTGCAACAGCAACGGGCTTAGTAGCCTATAAAAAAGTAGCAGCAACAGGGGCAACTGCATTGTTAGTAACAGGAGACACGTTGCAAACAGCACCAGAAGTAAAATTCTGTAGAAATGGTTCAGGAGAGTGTTCTCCTTGGATTCAAGGAAAGGATATTACAAACTGGGGTGGTATATCAGGAGCAGCACAAACTGCAGAATCTGTAGCTATTTTAACTTCTGTAGCACCAACTACTGCAGGAACAATAATGATGATTAAATTAATTGATCAGGCATCAGGATCTGAGCCTTATGTTAGAGAAAATATAGAATTTGTTTGTACTACAGCAACAGCAACAACTTCTGTAGCTTTAGGGGCAGCAGTAGCAGCACACATTGCAGCACCTGGGTATAACGGAATGATTGCTTCAACTTCACAAACAGGTTCAACAGTAACTATTGTTGGGCATACTTATGCAGGACCATCTGCAATAGGGTATAATGCACAGACTAATATTGCAGGGGCTTTTGATGCTAATGGTGATGCAACAGGTGCACATACTTTTACTTCTACAGCAGCAACGTCTACTTTAGGGGATTCTTTTATCTTAGCAGACTTTGAAAAAAGTTTATTAGGAAGTAACAAAGGAGATTACTATAGAGTACAACAGCCAGATGCAACGGTAACATATGCAGTTGCAGGATTACTTATGGATGTGTACACTTTAGGGTGGAACTCTAGATATTCAAATGGTCAAATTAACAAAGTAGATAACAACCATGAATTATACATGGCGGTTCCAGGAACAATTTCTACTTGGGTTAGATCTGGATCAGGAGTAACTGCTTTTGAGACTATCATGAATGGGTACTTAGCTCATACATCAGCGGGTAATTTACCAGTAGTAGCACTTTAATATTTAATTAATAAAGGTTATAGAGAGCATTCGTGTTTTCTATAACCTTTTTTTAACCTTATACAATGGCCTTACAAACAACCCTTATATCTAATTGTAGCAGTGTAACTGTTCAAGTAACAGACACTTTAGCCGGAGCCTCTTCAGGTGACGTGATTCAATTGATAGATTACAGTGGGACTTATCCTACAGTAACTCAAACAGTAACAGGACTACCTGCATCAGGATTTATGGATGTAGTTGTATCAGTACCTGGAAATGGGGTTTATACCATTGATTTTAAGCAAAATTCTACGACGGTAGTAGATAGTACAGGATTAGTTTCCGCATGTAACGTAGACTGTTGTCTAGGAAAGTATGCAGAGGAATTAATGGGGTGTTCATGTGACTGCCCAAAATGTTCAACAACTTTAGCAAAAGCTCAAAAAGTTTTCTTACTTTTGAACTCTGCAATTGCAAACGCTGGTTTGTATGATCTGACTAATACAGGTTATATTAAAGGAGCTAATGATAAATACCTAAAAGCGAAAGCCATGTGTGATGGTAAATGTGGATGTGATTGTTAAAACCTTAATATATGCCTGTTACTTGTCCTTCGTGTTCGTCAATTACTCTTACAGCTGCTTCCGGAAATACTAATTGTATTTCTGAATGGAGGGCTGAAATATTTTGTACCTCTAATCCTTTTGATAAAGTTACTACAACTCTTCAGTATAGCGTAACCGGTACAGGAGGATGGACTGATATTCTTTTGTCTTATCTAGATTATCAAAATACATTTCAGAATTTTAATTCCCCTACGCAAAATATGAATGGGTTGGGAACTCAAACAGGGTATTTTGATTATAATACACAGACTTTTGATGGGTATCATGCATTCAAACATCAATGTGGAGCACTTAGTCCCTTTCAAGAAAATAAGACTGGGTATTATAGAGTAAAAGCAGAGCTAGAATACCCTTCAATAACTTGTACACAGTACTCTAATTCCGTTTTAATAACAATTGGATCAGGTAATATTGTAGATTTAGAAGCTAGTGTCTCGTGTGGGTGTGTAGACACTGACTCTACTTATGGAACAAGTGCTAAATTAGCTCTTAATTTTCAAGCTTCTGCTCCAACATGTCCTTCGGACTGCAGGTTTGAAAGCTGTCCAACTCTTCTAAGTATGTCTGATGGGGATATAGTATACAACTTACCCTCAAAGGTAGAGGATAGATCTGTAGTTTTATTTAATATTAATGATTTAGGGCCAGCTAACTCTGTAGCATTCGCAGCAGGGAAGAATTATATGTATTGGACTAGTGCTACTTCCGGGTATATAACAGAAGTAGGATACCAATGGCCTGGAGGGTGGGATTTTGAAACAGGAGCTACAGCTACCTCTTTCAAGGTAGGAGTACTTAATTTAGATTATGTTACGCCTTTGTATTCGTGGGGATCACATTTAGCGGATATACCAAATACTACACACCAACTTTTAGCTTCTCATAGAAATAGACATATAAATTTTAATGGTTCTAGTTTAACCACAAATTACCAATTACATACTGGGGGACAACATCCTAACTCTATATATATAATAAATAACTATAATATTAGTGATCTGGCTCAGGGTAAGATATACCCTGCTCTGTTTGACTGGGGAGGAGTGACATACCAGGAGCAATTTGATTTTGGGATAGTAGTTACATCTGACTATGACGCTGGCGACAGTGCGGGAGATTTAGTTGGGACTGTTTTAGTGAATTTAGATCCAATTCGTATGGTTAACCCCTTAGAAGTACAAGCGGCGGATATGGAACCTATGTTTATGTATCCAGATTATAATTTTTATGATGCTGCTAATTCTAACCCCGGAGCACTCCCAACTATGAATGCTGAGGTAGGTATAACATCTGGGTTTGATTATAAAACATATTGTTCAGGAGATTTAACAGTATTTAGAACAAATGCCCACACAACACTATATTCTTTAGATGATGCAAGTAATACCTTTACAACCGGTACCTCTAATCATCCTTGTACAGGAGTTGGGGCAGATTGTCCTCCTTATTACCACTCGTCCGATGTAAATGCGCCCCACGCTAGTATAGGTAGACTTAAAATATTAAATAGAATAGAATATGTATCGTCTACGGCAGGAGAAGACGATGAGTTTCCTAGTACAACAACTGCTATAAAACTTAGATTTGCAAATGGATCTTTAACATCTCCTGGAGCCACCGCTGAAGAAGGGTGGTACCACATTATAGCTAAAGATTGGAATAGAGAGATATATAATACATGGAACACGGCTAATCCACAGACCCCAGCAATGAATAATGGGTCTACACAGCATTGGGCGTCTCTTGGAAATGCAGGAATAGGATTTTCTTCACATCAAAATTATAACACTATTTATAATACTAGTTTCTTTAGTATGCCTCAATATGAACTCTTTTTTGAAAATGGAACAGATACTTGGAGATATGGGTTTAACCCGTTAGGACTACATGCGTCATATGGTACTATTCCATACCAAGTTGATGAGGCAGGTAAAAGCACCTTTAGAGTTTTAGATACTACAAATGGTGGGGCATGTACAGGATATGCTTCCAGCTGTTCCGATCCTGTATCTTTAAATTTTGATTCTAATACTGTTTCGACGTTCTCAAGAGGATCAGGCCGATCTGAAAAAAGAAGTACAGTTTGCTTCTATTGTGATAAATTAACAGGGAAGGTTGAGGCTGTTTCACCTGGAGATGATGGACCTTCAGGAGATATAAGTGTCCCTTTTGAGTTTGTATCTCTAAGTACTACTAATCCTACCTATGCAAATTGGGGAGATGGTTCTATCACTTTAACTGTAAATAGAACTGCTATTTTTAGTGATAATTTTCCAGTGCCTATACCAAACTATAGGTATAAAGCGGTTATATATAAAGTTTCAGGTCCAGGAGTAAGTTGGACTGATTCACAATCCTATATTGTTGCTGGGGGAATCCAAGATTTATTAACTTCACCTGTAGTTACTTTTGCGAGTACTACATATCCGTCTCCTTTATTATTACCAGAGGGGCACTATAGTATTAAGTGGTCTATAAATGTAATTGATCCTGGAGTATACGAGGTAGAAGAGTGTTGGTGGGAATACCCAGTATCACTAACGGCGGACAATGTTGCTCCAAATCCTCCTATATTTCTACATTTGGGTATACATACTAGCGGATATAGTTTTAAAGTACAGGCCTTGGATACTGTTAGATCATATGCATCCGCACCAACACTTACACCTGTGTTTACACCTCCTACTACGTCTTTCGTACAATGTCAAGAAGGTACGTGTTTAGACAGTGGAACAGTCAGTGGTACTGTTGGAACTAATATTACGTTATACGGCGGAGGTTCTTTATATAGCTATAAAGATGTATGTGTAGCTGCAGGGCATACTTGGAACGGATTTGATCACATAGCATCTATAGAAGATGTAACAGTTGGTAATTGGGGAAATATGACCGCTAAACCAACCTTTACACACTCTTACCCTCTCAGTGGGGTACCATACCCTAATTATGCGTATAATAAAACGATCTGGCAATCTTCTACGTACTTTCCTAAAACTACTCCTAGTTTTATATCATCGGCAATAGGTACATTGTACCCAGCCGCAGATATTGATATTAAAGTAACTTGGGAAAGTGGATTTACTAAAACTTTTACTTTAACTTCCCCGATAATGCACGGTAGAGGAGGGCAGGGTCTAAATGGATGGTGGAACCTTGGTGATTTAGCTCCATGTGCAGCAGAAATGTGGCCTACAGGGCAGTCATTATATAACGAGCCTGGAATCACTTTTCTACCGTATGATCAGAATGCTACAACTACTTCAAGTGCTACGTCTCCTTACGTATCGCACGTTCCTCACCTCGTTCGTACACAAAGTTCAACTACCGCACATAATTTAAATCAATCATATAAAAATCAACAATTTTATAAAGTGTTGTCTTTACCTAGTCAGGCTCCTACATATCCGTACGAAGTTTATGATGGAGTAGGTAGTGCGCATGGCCAGTCAGGGAAAGGTATTCGTGGTTATTTCAGTACGTCACAATTTGTAGATTGGAATATTGGAAGGTCTTTAGCTGCAAACGGTACTGCAACTTTACACGCAGGAATGATACTTGGTGGATTTACTGGGGAAGTTCTATATAAAATAGGACATGTTAGTGTTCTCTCCTCGTGGTTTGCTGCCAATTCCCTAGCTGCAGTTGCAGGGGTATTATCCACAATTGGAACTTCTACACACTATGATGATTTAATAACAAGTATTAAAAATACTACTGGAACCGCATACCAAGGGAATATAACCTCGCCTGCAGTAATTGGAGGTGTAGGTACAGCTGGAACACTTACAGATGCGGATGACTCAGGAATATATTTTGAAGATGGTCTTTTTTATGCTAAAGATTGTCCTGTATGTTTAACCCCACAATTTGATAAAGCATGTAGAGCGGCTGGGGCTATAAATTTAGATCTTACGGGCTATTCATCTGCTAGCACTTTGGCTTCACAGGATGATGGATCTTGTATGATGTGTGAGGCAGGATCAGGTAAATTACAAGTAGACGCTTGGGATCCGGGAGACGATGATCCAGCGCACTTTTCGTTTTACAACACAAACCCTATTCCATACCCGTCTTCTGGTCCTGACTTAGATGTGTCTAACCTAATTGAAGGGACAGGAAATATTTTAGATATTAATACAGGTTCTAATAATTGGGGAGCTGATG